ATCGCCTTGCATTGGAATTTCCGTATGCAACCAAAATGCTTGTGCTTGTTTTTACCATCCTTCATTGTAATAAACAGGATATTCAAATGGTTTAAACGGAATTCGATCTTCAAATAGTTTTGGCATCGTGTCCTTTTAAATATGTTAATAACTTAATTTTTTTAGATGAAAAAAGGAAGGCCGGACACCTTCCCTATTCATTTTATATAAATATACTTTTATCCAAATTGTCCGCCGAGATCTTTGAACTTTTGGGCTAAATTTTTCTTCATGATATTCTCACCCGTCTTCATGATCTGTGTGGTCTGTTTTCCTTGAGTTGTTTGCGGTTCAAAGAATTCAAATTGACCATTATTTGTATTAATTTTACTTGGTAAAGTGATTCCATCTGGACCGAATCGATTCTTAATAACATGGCCTCTACCAGTACCTGACATCTTATCTTCTACTTTACGAGACAATGACATTAAGAAATCAGCAACCATTACTTTACCATATGATGATGCAATCTTATCTGCTTCAATAATATCTTCTTCTAAGGCGCTTCTTCCTGCTTGTGATGCAGTCCATACTGGAATTTTATACTCGCCCGCCATTCCTCGCAGCTCTTCGTATAAGTCTTCTAAGGCTTCGTGTTTGTCCTTTTTAGTATTTACTTTGAGCAAGTCACCATAATCCACAATAATTAAATCTGGAGTCTTTCCTTGCATTATGGTTTTTTCAATGTGAGCTTTTAATGCCATTACTCCAACTGACTTTGTTGGATAATATTTAACAACTAAAGATCCAGACAATGATTTCATCTTTTCTTCAACTGTATCTTGATGATGTTTTAATGTCTGTGCATTAATACCAGTTAATACAGAGTCATATCGTTGACCTACATAATTTTCATTGAGCTCTAATGTATAATGTATAACTGTTTTGCCAGCTTTAACGGCATTGGCTCCAATATTAATAAGCATCCAAGATTTACCAATACCTGCGGGTGCCATTACTACTCCTAACTCTCCCGGTGCTAATCCGCCATCCATTAAATCATCAATAACATCCCAACCTGTGGTAATTGTATGCCGGGCTGCTTCATTGTAACGAGCTGCTACATCATTAACATAATCTAAACCAATATTTGTATCAGCGCCAGCTTTCATTGCGCTATCCATTTTGCTTTTTATTTCATCATAGTTACCCATTTTAAGTAAGGTAACCGAATCCATAATAGCTCGTTTAATTTCTTGATTTTTACAGAATTTAAGAATTTCATCTTTTACAAATGAAAGGTCGTCCGATTCCATATAACGGAATACTTCTTTCAATTGTTCTAATACTGTAGTTTTAAGAATATCATTCTCAATCTCAGTTATTTTTACTTTAAGAACATCTTTTGAAGGCGGAGTTTTGTATTCTCTAAAATGATCTAATATAACTTCTAGTAACCAACTATTTGCATCTGATTCAAAATAATCAGTTTGAATGATATCTGCAATTTGTTGTAAAAATATTCTATCCGTAAATAATGCTGCTATGACTTTGACTTGAAATCCAAATCCGTATTCACTTAATTTATCTGTCATATAACCATTATATAAAATTTCTTAATAATATCAAATATTATTTGCGTGTTTGTTTAGCAAATGCATTTAAAGATAACCATGTATTATTCAACCAATCTGGTAAATTTTTCATGATAGCCCACATTTTATCTTCATAAAATAATCTTTGAAATTCGGACTTATTTAATTCAGATATTGGCTGTTCCATGATACCGCGAATTTTGCTAGCTGTTTGTGCCGGGATATCTAATAACTTAATATTCATAAGTTGATAATTTTTTTCAATAATATCAGCGTTATCTAAAATCTTTTGATATGATTTTGATTCCTTTAAACTATTTTTACTTTTATCAAGTAACGCTTCAACCGAATATTCTTTAGGTTGTGCTAATTCTGGAATTAATTTTAGAATAGTTTTTGGACCTATACCATGTACTCCGGGAATATTATCTGAAGCATCTCCGGTAAATGATCTATATATAACCATATTATTAGGATGAACTCCAAATTCTTCATATACTGTGTCAACATTATACATCTTCTTCTTGATAGGCGACCATACTTGAATTCGATCATCTACCAATTGATAGAAATCTCTATCCGTAGAAACTATAGTAATTTTTTTGCATGTATCTTCATACATTTGTGCAATATATGCAATTGCGTCATCTGCTTCAATTCCATCAATTGCCATGAATGTTACTGGCAAATTATCTAGATATGAAACTAATCGACTAAATTGATGACGCATCGATTCTTGCTCGTCTTCAATTGTTGAATCATGATGATCATGACGTCGCAATTTAGTTTTATTAGCTCTATTTGCTTTGTAATCACCATAAATTTTTTTTCGTTTTGCAGAACCTCCTCTTCCGTCAAAAACGATAATACAACGAGTGGGTTTAAAATCTCTTACAGTTTTACCAACTGAATATAAAAATCCAGTTATACCGCCAATATGATCGCCATCTTCATTATATGCAGGTGTAGCTCCAAAACTACGAATAAAAGTATTCAAGCCGTCGAATACCATGAGATGATCATTTACATCCGACGGGCTTGAAGTTCTTTCTTGTTGTAACTCTTTGAATAATCTTTGATACTTATTCATTATCCTTCTTCATCAATGAATTCGTCTGTGATTATTACATCATCAATACCACCATCAATTCCGGCTTGATATTTGAATATATAAGCATCGCAGATTCTTTTATATAACCTATCTTTTGCTTCTGGGTTATTAATAACCTTTTCGACAAAATCTTTACTTTGGAATTTTAATTCGCCAAACATTTCGCCGGTTTCATGATCAATATCTTCTAAAGTATACCATGCACCTGATTGTTTAACTAAATCAAAATTTTTCATGATTGATAGCCAACCGCCATAGTTGTCAATTCCACTATCATAATAAATTTCATAATCTACTTTACGATGTGGCGGACCCATACGATTTTTAACTACTTGCACATTTGTTTTGCTACCTACAACTTGTTCTACGCCATTAACTTTAGCTTTAATCATTCCTGTATTTTTCAATCGAAGTCTAACTGATGCGTGAAATGGAATTGCTTTTCCGCCTGCTGTTGTCCATTGATCTCCAAATGATACGCCTAATTTAGTACGTAACTGATTTGTAAAGATGAGACAAATACGTTCTCGGGCAATCCAATTGGTTACTTTACGCATTGCTTTTGATAAGATAATTGATTTTGATGTTGCATAACCATCTTTATCATATTCAGCTGACATTTCAATTTTTGTAGATGCACCCATAATTGAATCTACTACAATTGTCACTAAACGATCTTTATCTGATTTGCGAACTCCTTCTACAATCGTTTCAATTGTTTCAAAGATTTCTTCAATTGTTTCTAATGGAACATATAGCATTGTTTTTAAATCAACACCGATTGCTGTTAAGAATTCAGCGCTCGTTGCAGATTCAGTATCAATATAAACAGCCAAACCGCCTTTCTTTTGAGTCTCTGCTAAAGTATGTGCTGCTAATAATGATTTACCCGATGCTTCTAGTCCGGTAATTTCAGTAATTCGACCTACAGGAAAACCACCATATGGTCGATTTGAAATTGCTAGATCTAACATTGAACATCCAGACGAAACCCATTCAGACACATTGCTTGGAGAATCTTCATCCCCATCTAAAAAGAATGCTGTTTTAAGATTTTGACCTTTAAACTGTTTATTGATACTTTCAGCTAATGTATTTGCTAGAGTATCTGCTAATTCCAGTTTACTTTTACCTTTTGCCATTTATGACTCCTTATTAATTAAAAAGATCATCAAAAGCATCTGCAACACTTTCTACTTTCGTAGCTGCCGGTTTTGATGCTGAAGCTGTTGGTGTTTCTGGTGCTTTATGTTCTTCCTCAACATCAGAATCTGCATTTTCTGGATTCATCCACTCTTCTAATGCTTGTTGTAATTCTTCAAAAGATGGTTCTGGAAATAAATCAGTAATTTGTGGTTGATTCATAATCTTTTGAGCAATCTCTTTATCTTCAGTTGCTGGTTGCGTATTTGGTTTAACTCGAATTGCTGTCTTAGGATATGTACCAGTTCCTTCTGATGGAGTAAATTCAACATCGATATCTCGTCCATTCATTAAATCGGTAATATCACCATAATCTGCATCTGCGATAATAGAAAGTAATTCAGTGTAAATGGTTTTTCCAAAACCCCAAAATTTAACTCCTTCAGATTCTTTACCTCGAACTATAACAGGAACATAAGTACGCATCTTAGGTTCAATTTTTCTACCCATGAGCCAATCTTCTTTGTCTCCGGTCTTTTTTAGTTTTTCAGCAAATTCTACAATTGGATCTGCATTTCCGAATGTAATAGGTGACAACATAGTTTTTTTACCAATGTCATAATGGAAATACAATTCTAAGAATGGATTTTCTTTTCGATGAACATAAGGGACAATTCGAACACGTGTCTTGCCTGATTCTGGCTTCCAAATGTTGCTTTTTTTGTCATCGATTTTGTTTAATTGGTTAAGTTTCGCTTTGATAGCGTCAAGGTTAAGTGCCATAAGTACTCCTTTAGTTAATTAAGTTAATAAAATATAAAAATATAATTACAATATAAGTAATTAATTCGTTAATTCAAAGTAATTTGTTAAATTTATTTATAATAAATATCAATTCCAAGTAAATTTTTTAAAGAACGTTAATTCAATAACACGAAATCCCGCATCATCAGTTAAAATAAATGAGTTTTGATAATTGCTCCAATCTAATTGATATGTTTTGTCTAATACTCCATTGTTCACTGCACGAATAACTTCATTAAGTGCATTTACTGTATAAAGGGTATTGGTTTCTTTTTTGCGGTGAATGCTGATTGTATTTTGACCCCTTTGAGTTGTAGCATCGGCATTATATGTACAATATAAATTGTCCGCAGCTTCTGCGTTAGCAAATACAAATATTCTGCGTTCTGGGATGATGTAACTTTGCTGTATGTATTCTGTTACTATGTTTAAATCTGATCTATGTGCAAAGGTGCAAAGTAATTGTGTTTTCAATATTGTTCCTCAATGGATTCATTAGTTTCTTCAGATGGCGTTATATCTTTTTCTACAATACGTATTTTTCCAGCGTCTGTTGCTGCGTAGCGTAAATCTTGCGTTACATTAATTCGATCTCGTCGAAATACTATAAATGTAACATCATTAACAATAGCTTTAACAGCTACAGCCATATCGCGATCTAAATCTAATGGATTTCTAACATACTTTAATCGACGTAATTCTGTATTTACATATGTTAGATTTTGACTTTCATTTCGTATAGGACGAATTACAAATGCTTCTCCAGATGCATCTTCTATAGGTTCAATTGACATTTCAAGCGGAACTGCATTTGGACCTCTTAAAATTACATTAGTATAACCTTTAATTTCAGATTGCAATTTATTTGCTTCTTGATAAAACATATCTAGATAATATTTATCTTTCATTCCAAGATTACCAGCTAAAATAACATCTCTTCGACTTTCTAAATATCGTATTGCTTCTAATAATGGTTCTGGTAATAATTTATCTAAATCAAATTTAGGAGAATCAATACCACGTAATTGTGATAATCGTTGGAATGTCATTGTAATTTCATCCCAAAATCTAAATCTAGTTACAGTACCTTTTGTTCCTAAACGAATCGATGCATTTGGTTTATCAGGATTGCTATAATCTTTTACTTCATATTTTGCACCATTAACGTTTAAATCATATGATACATTGCCGCCTTGTATAAATGAATCTCGAATAAGTGCAGCTAAAAGTATTTCGCCTTTCCCTAATCCAGCTTTATGTAATTGAAATAAATCG